GCAGAGCACAGCGCGCTGGTTGCGGTGAAACTTGGCCAGCGCCTGAATCAGTTCGAACGTGTCCTCATCGACCCGGACCTTGATCTCGCGGTCATGCAGGTGATTGCGGTTGGCGTACATGCGGGAGTAGCTCCTTGCAGTTGGAAATGGTTAGGCGGCGACTTGTGCCGGCGGGAAAGCATCATCAAGGGCACAACTGGCGCCCAGGACGTTCAGCGCTTCCACGATTTGGCGCGCCTCTTGAAGGCCCGGGTTCCTGAGGCCTGATTCGTAATTCGCCAGGCGGGACTGATTCCAGCCGAGCTGACGGCGCAGCGCTGCCTGGGTAACGCCAGCCCTTTCGCGGATCGTTCGGACTTGGTTCATACGGTCTTCCTCCATTGATGACCGAAGGATAAACACGCATCGTGTTAATTGCAATCACAATAAGTGAAAGCCGGGTATTTCGTTTCGTGATGAAATTCGGCGCATGAATGAATCATTGAGCCAGCGCATCAAGCGCCTGAGAAAAGCCAAAGGGATGTCCCAGGCCCAGCTTGCTGAGGCCTGCGGCTGGAAATCCCAGTCCCGGGTTGGTAACTATGAGGTCGGCACTCGCGAGCCTACGCTGGCCGATATCGCTTCGATGGCAGCAGCCTTGGGCGTTGACCAGTCCGAGCTGCTACTGAATTCGCCGGTGCCAGAACCAACCTCCGCGCCTGAACGGAGCATGGCCGACCTTGTAAAGCAGATGCTCGCAAAGAGCGGCAAGGGCTTTTCCGAGGAGGCGCGCCGCCGGCTTCTCACAGCAGCTGAGGAGCCGCAACCCTCAAACGTGATTGAGGCTGACTTCTCCCGCCCTGGCCTGGTTGGAGATGAGGTGTGGATTGCGCACTACGATGTCCGCGCAGCAATGGGCGGCGGGCAGAACGCACACGATTTTCCAGAACTGTTGAAAGACATCCGCGTCAGCCCAAGCCATCTCCGCGAATTGGGCGTTGAGTTCGAGGAGTACTACCACCTAAAGGTGGTCACCGGCTGGGGCCAGTCGATGGAGCCAACCATCAAGCACCGCGACCCGCTTATTGTGAATATCAACGTCCGCGAGTTCGTGGGGGATGGGATCTACCTGTTCTACTGGGACGACCACCTCTATATCAAGCGACTGCAGGTCGCTGATGAGGACCACTTCGAAATGATCTCGGACAACACAAGGCACAAGGATCGCCTGATCCGGCGCGATATGACCTACATCCAGGCCAGGGTGCTGCTGGTGTGGAATGCGCATCTGGTGTAATCGGCCGGCGCTCGTCCGAACGTCATAGCCCGCTTCGGCGGGCATTTTCATGCGTACGTGATGGCCGGTGGCCAGGGTGGTAGGATGGCGACCTAATGAAACGGAGGTCGAGACTTGGACTCATCTGATAAGAAATGCCCATACTGCGCCGAGACCATCAAGGCTGAAGCGATCAGGTGTAAGCACTGCCAAGTGAGCCTGCTCACGGGTACGACTGACGGCACCCCACCACCAAAAGCCAAAAAGCCGATCTGGCCCTGGTTCATCCTGACCCCGTTGCTGCTTCTTGGCACCCTGATGGTAATCGGCGCGATGTCTGGGCCGCCCGATGAAAAGTCAAAGGCTCGCGCAGCGAATGAACTGAGTTGGGAAGGCGTCGATGATGAGCTCCAGTCCCTGAGTACCCGCCGATTCATCCGCGGCACCTGCCAGATGATGGTGGAGAAATTTGAGGCCAATTACGGGCCATCACCCTCCCTTCGGAGAGACTGACCCCAAAGCATGAGAGCCCGCTTGACGCGGGCTTTTTTGTGCTCGTCAGAAGGGCGCCTCCTCCTCTACCCTTTCCTCCTCCCAACCCCTCTCCGCGACCAGGTCGTCTCGATCTTCGGCGCTCTGCGGCTCCCATCGAACGGTCACGCTCTCGTCGTCGTTGAACGCCAGATCCAGTTCTGGCGTTTCGGCCAGCAGGCCCATCACCTCCTCCCACTCCATGTCACCGTCCGTGTCCAGGCGATGGATCGTCACCCAGCGCTGAGCTTGCGCGATCGGGTGATTGATCATCGACGAAACCCGCAGTGCAAGGCGTTCCAACCCGGTCATCTCTTGGCGCACCTGCGGCGCCGACTTCTTCTGCTTGGCCATTCCTTCCTCCGTTAACTGTACATCCATCCAGTATTGAGCAGAGCATACATCACGCCTTGTGAAAGGTGAACACGCTTCGCTTGGAAGAATTTCAACACGGGTCCGGAAAAATAAATCACATTTCGTGTTGACATAAAAAACACATTGCGTGATATTTGCCTCAACACCGCAGTCACTCACGAGGGACTGCAGAGGCCCTCAAGCCTCACCGCTCTTTCACATTGATGGGAACCTCGCGGATCGATCCCGGCAACGGTACAGCGCGAGCAATAAATTCGATCCCCATGCCAGCTCTGGAACTGGCCAGCTCGAAATCAGGCGGAACGTCAGCACGGCACGAACACAGGCCGGGCCACGGAAAGCGGATGGAGGGTTGCGCTGCAAACGCTCCCTGCCGGGATGCCCTCAGAACGGGCGTCGGTGCCTGGCACAGCGTGAGTAGTGAGCAAGTAATCGCCCAGGCCACCGTGGCGTGTAACGGAGCCCAGCAAGACAGACGATTCCCCGGTGCGCCTCAAGCGGGGCGCATCAGGGGGAATCCACTGGAGGAACACAGCATGAACAAAGTCCTTCGCATCACCCTACGCGGCGAGTTGGAGGTGTTCACCGATAGCGACTTGGCAGCCTGCCTCCGCGAGGCCAACCGGCTCAATGCTGAGCGCGGCTACGTCAGCAGCGTCCACGTTGTGGAGCAGGAAGACGGGCATCGCTTGACGGCAGCTGACTGCAAAGCCGCAGCATGACGATTTCACTGGCTGACCTTGGCGATAGGGCCAGACGGGAAATCGAATCCTGACCGGGGATCAAGCCGGCCGCTGGACTCCCAAGCGCATAAAGGGATATCCCCTCCGCATGGCGGGATCAATGGTTGTGCGGTGACAGTCGGGAAAGACCGGCACCTATTCCATCGCCTTGGAGGCACGCCAATGTCACGTACGTTCGAACAAGGCTGGGCGGCGCGACCGTTCGCCGAGCAGTTTCCGCAAATGGATGCCAAAGAGGCCGAGCGCCTGGATCGCCTGAACCATGCGATCACAGATCTCTACATGGCCGACATGCTGACCGACAGCCAGGTCAAAGCCATTCGCGAAAAGAAGATGCCTAGGGCCGTCGGGAAGGCCGTGGCGAAGATGAAGGCGCCTGCGCGTCAGGCATAGGGCCCCGGAGGGCAAAGCGATGAGCGACATTTTCGAAGAAGTGAAATCCCAAAACAGCCATGCCTGCGCTCAGCTTGAGATCGAGCCTGGCTTTGCTCTGGTCAGGACCGGCACCGAAGTCGGAATCTGCCTTGAGGTTGAAGATGCCGAGGCGGCTATCTTCATCAGCGCCACCCAGCTCAGGGCTCTTGCTGACGCCGCAGAGCAGCAGTGACAACCAGCGCCACGTCAGCCTGACGATAACTGCCCGATGCCCTGCTCCCCATCGCAGGCTGCACCGGAGTGTTATCTGGTAGTCGGTGGAGCAGTGTTAACCCTAAAGCGGTCATTCGCGATGGCGCCAGGGGTTGCGTAGGTTCAAGAGAACGAATGGCGGAGTGCACGCTGCCTGACTAGTACCGAGGACCGAGGCTTAGCTCGCCATCCGCGGAGGATGGAGGTCGCTCTAGTGAGCCCGGCTACCAGATAACACTCCGATGCAGAGAAGCGCCCAGCTCCGGGCGCGGTTACCGAAGCACCTGTGGACGTCCCTTCCCTCGCTCTGAGGGTAAACGAATTGCGCCGCTGGATGGGTCCACGCCAAGCCAGCTGCCGGGGTAGCGCCCGGCCTCTGTATCCCCTTCCCTTCACTTCGACCGCATCAGACAGGCTCCAGCCCTGCGCTCTCACGGCGCGCAGTAGGTTTGGTCACCCGCGCCTGACGCCTGGCCAATGCGGTTGGCTACCGAGGTTCACGCAATGAGCAAAGAAACAGGCGGACCCGCCTTTCCAGCGCAAATCAACAACGGCGGCAACGCAGCGATCAAAGGGTTCAATGGCGAAGAGATCAAGCCGTACACCTTCAGTGCGTACCCGGGCATGACCCTGCGCGATTACTTCGCGGCCAAGGCCATGCACGGAACCATGGCAGCGATGGACAGCGGCGAGCGCAACTACACGCCGCCGGAAACAATAGCCAAAAACGCCTACGAGTTGGCCGACGCCATGCTCGCCGCCCGGGTGAAGCCATGAGCGGCTGGATCAAGTGCAGCGACAAGCTGCCAAAGGTTGGAACCAGGGTTCTTGCCTGGAGCGAACAATACGGCGCTCGCGAGTCGCTTTACCGCGAGCACGGCAAAGGCTCGATTGCTTACGCCCACGGATATCCGCCGTACTTCTCGTGGGA